ATGTACAATCCAAAAATCACTTATCACTTTTCAATGGACGACATCGAGCGTCTGAACCAAGAAATCAAAGTAATTGCACGAAACTTCGAACACGAGAACGGTTGGTTTCACGAGAACGAAGGTCGCCAGTTCACCGACGAAAAAGGAAATATCTTCGACTTCGACGTACTTGGTCGTTTCTTCCGCAAAGATGAACCACTATTCGACATTCACTACGTTAGATTGAAGAAGGATGGAATCACTTTCGAGTTCGACTACCGAATCTTTCAAGACCATATCTAAAATGGGTTATTACAAGCGAATAAGCGAGGAAGAGCAGATGTCAGCCAACGAATGGTTCTGGCAAAATGAAGAAGCGAAACTCGCAAACAAATTAGAAATATATATAAATCAACAACAAATAAACAACAACACAATGAGCATCATCGCCCAAAACAACAACAACAACAGCGGAGGACAGACAGTACCCGCAGGAACGCACGTAGCACGTTGCTACCAAATCATTCACATTGGAACAATTGTCGACACCTATCAAGGCGAAGAAAAGTTAGTGAACAAGGTTCGCTTAGTATTCGAACTACCATTGGAAACAGCCGACTTTGGCAAAGGTGAACAACCGTTCTCAATCGGTCGTGACTTTACTTTATCGATGCACGAAAAGAGTGGCTTACGCGCTTTCGTTCAATCGTGGCTTGGAAAGGCAATGAGCGACGGAGAAGCGAACAAATTCGACATTGGTACTTTGTTAGGTAAGGAAGCAATGGTTAGCGTAATGCACCGCACAGCGAACACAGGGCGCACCTACGCAGACTTGAAAGGAGCGTCGCCACTTACGAAGGGAATGACTTGTCCACCACAGGTAAACGCAGCGTTTCTTTTAGATTACGACAGCGAAGACTTTGACCTTAGATTCAAGATGCTTCCAGAGTGGTTGCAAAACAAAGTGAGTTCATCGGCTGAGTTCAGCAAACGTTTGGATCGTGCAGCCGACCAAATGAACAAGGCGAAGGCAATGCTCGAAAAAAGCGGGTTAGTTCAACCAACGCAAGAAGACGAAGACGAATTGCCATTCTAAATGAATAATGGGGGTTATAACATACATTAACCCCTATTTTTTAACTTAACGAATCAAAATCAATACAATGAAAAAATTAGTATCACTTGAAAAGCGCGTTGAGAATCTGCTCAAAAAATACAAGACGCTTCGTAATAACAACAAAGCACTTTGTGTCCGCGTTTGGGAACAACAGTTCGAAGAAAGAAAAGACATCACAAGCAATTTCTTTGCTATGTACGAAAGCGGAAAGTACGTTAGTGCTGACAACATCACACGAATTGCACGATTGATTAAGGAACACAACCCAGAGTTACGCGGAACGAACCACGCTACCAATAAGAAGAAAGAGCAGTTGATTAAACCAATATTAAAGAAATGAACAAACAAATCTATTCAACCCCATTCGGTCGCCTTGTTAAAAGTCAATTCAAGACGATGCACAACTTTAAGAACGTTCTTCGCATCAGCGATCCAACGGCACGACTTTATGTTGCGCATCCAGAGCGAATGAGAATCAAAGACTTCAACAACATTTGCCTTCACACAGGGCTTTCACGCGAAGAAGTATTCAGCACATTTACACCAACCATTTTAATAAACGAAGAAAATGACTAACGAACAAATAAGACAGCAAATAGTAGATATGATTCCATTTGCACATATGGAAAGATTCGAAACGCTTTGGTTAATGCTTACGCCAAAATACGAGCGTCTTTCAACCGAACAAATCAAACAACAACAAGAACTTGAAAACGAACGTGAGATATTCTGGAGCGCACTCGAAGACGTTGTTTGTAGCGTTGTAGGTATTCAGTCTCAAATGCTTTACACACCAACACGACGACGCGAGATAGTGACAGCACGACAAATTATTTTCTTCCTTATCCGTCCTTGTTACTTTCAGTCTTTCGAATCAATTGGTAAGCACTACGGAAAGGATCACGCGACAGTAATGCACGGAATCAAACAAGCAACTTGGCAGATTGAGTGCGACAAAGCCTACGCGGCAACTGTTGAACGCATTTGTGGATTGATGAATGAGATGGGTTATGCTAAACCTATTAAATTTTTCACTAAGTTTGTTGAACACTTAGAGCACCAAAAGGAACTCGAAGCAAAAAGAAAAGCCAAATTAAAATAAACCTTAAAATCAAAAATGTATGAGCGATTATTGCAGATATTGCGATTCAGACCAAATTGAAGAACGCATTTCAGAAATCAAAAGAACTAATAGAAAATATCGTGACTGGGACGACAGCGACGTGCAGGAACTATTCGAAGACGAAATAGGTCTGTGCTACGAATGCACACGCGAAGAAGACGCGGATATGGAAAGGGACGAATACTAAATAAAACAATGATGCTAATACTACAACTTAAAAAGAGAATAGAGATTCTCGAAGCGCAAATAAAGGAACAAGACCAAAAGATAAACGATATACTTATTCGCTTATCCGTTCCACAGGCTAACCTTCCAGCACCAACGAAAGAAAAGAAGGCGACATTCAAGAAGCCAACCGTTGTTGAAATATACGAATACGCTTGTGAAAAATTAAGCAACGACGACGCGTTAAAGTTTACCGAGAAATTTCACGCTCACTACGAGGCGAATGGTTGGAAGGTGGGAAGGAACGCGATGAAAGATTGGAAGGCTGCCGTTCGTAAGTGGGACTTATCTACCTTTGTAACTACAAACCAAAACACAAAAATCAAAAATGGAAAATTCGATTCAGACGCTGCGCAACGCATCTACAACGACGCTCAGCATTACACAAAGGGTTGATCGTGCAGAAAGAGAAAGCGCATTTGTAGCAGATTACGACCTACCTACGTTCGTAAAACTTTGCTCAAAGGTTTGCGCGATGTATGGAATAGCACTTCCAGAAGCGCAATTACTCCAGATGCTGCACGAGTTCATTGTGAAGCACTTTCGTTGGGTAACATTCGAACACTTCAATCTTGCCTTTGAACTAAACGCAGCGAATGAACTGTCAAAGAAAACCGAACACTTCGGAGCGTTGAGCGTGTCTTTCATTGGTGACGTGTTGACGCACTACAAACCACACAGAGACAAAGCGAATCTACAAATTCAGCGTGAAATAGCGCAATCAATTGAGGAAAAAGCAGAACTAATAAAAGAAAACGAAATGGCGGTGAACGACGACAGCTGGAGACGAATGTTGAAAGAAGATATTGAGAGCTTCAAACAAGGCAAATACACAACGTTAGAATTGCGAGGAGTGTCAATGATGCGGTGGTTAGAAGAAAGTAAGCGTATAACGGCTGAAACGTTTACAGACCACGAATACAATCTTTGCAAAGCGAAGGCAAGAAAAACAGTCTTCAACGAACAGCAATTGAGCAAAGGAATGGTTGAGCGAATGAGTGACCGTAAACGTCAACTACTCAAAGAATCGATTCAGTTCGAAGGCTTCCGTGAACTTTACAAACTTTATTTGAGTAAGCAATGAATCACGGATCTTTGTTTAGTGGAATCGGTGGCTTTGATTTAGCCGCTGAATGGATGGGTTGGAACAATACATTTCATTGTGAATGGATGCCTTTCCCACGCAAAGTTTTAAGTCATTATTTTCCAAACTCAATCAGTTATGAAGACATTACAAAGACAGATTTTTCTATTCACAGAGGAACAATTGATATACTCACAGGAGGCTTCCCTTGTCAACCATATTCACACGCAGGCAAGCGACTTGGGAAAGAGGACGAGCGACACCTCTGGCCGCATATGCTCAGAGCAATTTCAGAGATTAAGCCAACCTACGTCGTGGGCGAAAACGTTCGTGGACTTACTAATTGGAATGGGGGAATGGTCTTCGAAGAAGTGTGCGTTGACTTGGAAAGTCAAGGGTACGAAGTACAACCGATACTTTTGCCAGCTTGTGCCGTCGGTGCGCCCCATAGAAGAGATAGGGTTTGGTTTATTGCTAAAAACACCAAGCGCAATGGATTCATACAGCGAGAATCTGAGCAAGAAGGAACAAAAGTTTGGGAACAGCGGAACGCTTGCACAGGAAATTCAATCGGGGTTTGTTTATCAGAGGGGAATGTTACCAACTCCGACAGTATTCGACAGCACGAATGCGAGTGCGACAATGAAGAGTTCACAAGTGAAGGAGGGATCAATGCATTCAATGACATTAACAAGACTCTTAAATACTGGAACAACTTCCCAACTCAATCCCCGATTTGTGGCAGAGATGATGGGCTTCCCGCCGAACTGGACGGAATTACCTTTCCTAAATGGCGACAAGAATCTATAAAGGGTTACGGAAATGCTATCGTTCCTCAAGTTGCTTATGAAATTTTCAAAGTAATTGATGAAATGGATAGGTTAGAAAAACTACAACTAAAACTATTTTAATGCCCGAAATAATTTACCACGACAAACAAAAGTACGCGTTGGAATTGCTTTCAATAGATAGTCCTATTGCGCAGGTCTTATATGGTGGCGGTGTATTTAGTGGAAAGTCTTTTCTTGGTTGCGATTGGCAGATAAAACGAAGACTAAAATACCCAGGGACAAAGGGTTTAATTGGTCGTGCTGAATTAAAGAAGTTGCGCTTGTCAACGATGCAAACCTTCTTTGAACTTTGTACCTTACACGGATTGAAACCGAATGTACATTACACCTACAACGGACAAGACCACGTTATTAAGTGGTACAACGGAAGCCAAACGATATTAATGGACTTGGCAGATATGCCCTCAGACCCCGACTTTCAGAGATTTGGGTCGATTGAAATTACTGACTATTTCGTAGATGAAGTAGCGGAAGTTTCGAAGCGTTGTATTGACATCTTGCAAAGCCGTGTACGTTATAAATTGATTAATGACAGAGCAAAGGGATTAATGACTTGTAATCCTTCAAAGGGTTGGTTGTATAATGACTTTTACTACGCTAATTTGAAAGGTGAATTGAGAAATGACCGCGCTTTTGTACAAGCGTTACCAACGGACAACCCATACATCTCGCAGACTTATTTAGAGAACTTACAGAAACTTCCCGAATACGACAGGAAAAGACTTTTAGAAGGCAACTGGGAGTTTGACGACGACTCTGACAAGTTGTTCAACACGGAGAATCTTCTTCGAATGTTCCGAAACGAAGTAATCAATGAAGGCAAGAAGTATATCACAGCCGACATTGCGCGTTTTGGGAAGGATAGAACGATTATTATTGTATGGGAAGGTCTAACTATCATCGATATAATTGAGTTGAATAGAGCAGCGCTGGACGAAGTTGTGAACAAGATTCGTTTAACCTGTCAACAGCACTCGATTTTATTGCAAGACGTAGTGTGTGACGAGGACGGTGTTGGTGGTGGTGTGGTTGACTTCTTAAAATGTCGCGGATTTGTCAATGGATCTAAACCCAAGCACCCGCAATACCAAAATTTGAAAAGCGAATGTTATTATAAGTTGGCTCAATACGTTGAGGAAAACAAGATAACGATTCTTTCAAGTACACGCAAAGAACAAATCATTCGTGAACTCGAAATGATTAAACGACACCGCGCAGACGTGGACGGAAAGTTGCAAGTCACACCGAAGGATATAATCAAGAATCGCGAAGGTATTTCTCCAGACGTTGCCGACGCTATAATGATGCGAATGTATTTCGAACTGAATCCAAGTTACGGACAATATGTTGTCGGATAAAATAATTTAGCATACATTTACGAAATGAAAAATACACCACTATACGAGTCTTTAAAAATGACTTACGAACGCGAACGCGAAATTGTTAATTCTCTCGCGACCTACTTCCAACAAGGAAAGATTCTTGGCGACATTCTCCTTGAACTTTCACAACGAAAGGACTTGAACGCGAAAGAGAAAATATATCTTGCGCTTATGATTGGTTCAATGATGTCAAAGCCAGATGCAGAAAAGTAATTTACTCACGCAAGTTATTGCTGAATTAGAAGCGCGTGAAGCGAAGGGAATGGAAACCTACGGAACAACGTTAGACCGAACTGATTTAACGCGCTCTGAGTGGTTGCAACACGCTTACGAGGAAGCCTTAGACCTTGCACTTTATTTGAAGAAACTTAAAATTGAAGAAGATGGAAATTAACAAAACACCTGTTGCATACTTTTTTCACGAGTTAGCCGACATAAAAAAAAATGTTCCTTATGAATTACAAGCCGAAACTATTACGAACTTATATGCTTATTGCAGACGCGTAGAAAAAGAAATGCTAATTGAATTTGCTGAATTTGTAGCGAAATACCCAGACAAAAATAGAAACGCAAACAACGAAATGTTACACGCAAAATCGAAGTACGACGGAGCAGAAAGAACGGTTGATTTATTAGACGAATTTTACATTCAAAACTTTAAGGAATATGCCAGAAAGCAAAACTAAAAAAGGAATTTGCGTGTACTTGCACAAAGACCTGTGGAACGAGATTGACGAAAAGCGAGGAGAGAATAGTCGTAACACTTTTTTAAGTGAAGCGATTGAGTTCTCGTTGAAGTTCTACGTTCCTGAATCTAAAGTAAAACACTCAGAACAAAAGTAGAAAGAATAGCTACGGATGAAGTAAAGATTAAAGCGTGGTTTCTGCGCTTTTTTTGTTTGTCTAACTTTTTCTTTTCAGCATTCAGACTGTTTATTTCTTCGGTTAAGATGTCTTCCTTCTGTTCATAAGCAACGATTGTTTCTTGTAAGTTGTTTACCTTTTCCCCTTCGATGTTCAATTGTTCTTTGAGATTGTCAATAACGAGTGAATCGGAAGCAATTACGCTGTCGCAAGAGTTCACCAAATGGATGACATCCACGCGAGTAATAGTATCTCGAATAACAATAGTAGAACGAGTTCTTTGATAGGTGGTTTTGGCTTTATATTGAGCGTCTTCATAAGTGCGGAGTTGTTTATAAAGTTCTATTTGTTCAGCAAGTAAGCGGTCGTACTCACCAGCGTTGTAGTTTATCACGCTATCTTGTTTCTGAATTTCAGTTGTTGCGTTTTTTGCAACACTTCGTCCCCACCAATTCCAACAAATGACCGTCCAAATAATAGACGTTCCCAAAACGAGCAAGACTGCAAATAATAAATTCTTTCTCATAAGATTTTCCCTTCGTGTATGCGGTAATTGTGAACGCTGAACGCTCCGTTGTTTCCTTTCTCAACAATGGCGAAGCCGTGATTGTACTTCGAATAAGGGTTGTAATCGGGCGAAAGTTCACTCAAACAACCAACACCCCAACAAGTGATGAACTTGCCGTTAGCATCCCGCTCGTTGTGTTCAGCTGTCTGGTGGTGATGTCCACACAATGCGCTCACCTTAGTCTTCATAAACAAACCACGCGCTACGTTGACAGAAGGAAGGAATTGTTTTCCAAATTCGTGTCCGTGAAAGATTGAAAGTTTGCCGATGTTTAACTTACTCTTTCCGTCAATCCATTTCACGTCGTGCTTGTCGCAATGCGTCAATGTCGGAAAGTCGAACGCGTCAATGTCGAATAGTTCGGGCGCTTTTATGCGCATATAACGCCAGTAACGTTCTTCGTGATTGCCTTCTTTGTAGTAGATATTTGCGTTCGGAAACGTGTGTCTTAACGACGCAAGGAATTGACGGATTGAATATAGTTCGTCTTTGAATTTTCTCTTTCGCGGATCTTTGACAAAGTCACTAATCATATGACAGTCTAACGCGTCGCCATTTAAAATGATTGCGTCACATCCTTGTTTCAATCCTTCTGATATAGCGCACTCTAACGCTTCGTTGTCTTGGTAAGGAAGGTGAATATCCGAAAGAATAAGAAACTTATTTCCCTTCAATTCAACGTGACGACGTTTCTTTGAATAAGACTTTGGAAGTGCGTAAGGATTCGAAGGTCTTTGTTTAGTGTCAATCAATTCTTTTTGTGTGTTAGAAACTCTACTTCGCTTTCCAATCTTACCGCGAACGGTGCGAATGTAATTACGCGCGTGTTCCATTGAATCGAATGCTTCTGGATATTCCGCGAATAATTTAGATGCTAAAGAATGAGAAGGTGCGTCGGGAAATTTACTGCAAATCTCCGCTGTTATTTTCCTCGCTTCTGTCTGTGGTCGTGCCATTTGATTTTTGTTTTGTGAACTTTTCGATTACCGTACCACCGAACAAACTACCTGCAAGAATTGCCAACGTGTCGAACATTTCAATAGGACAATTGTAGATAGTGAAGGTTGCAACGTAAGCAAAAGCAATTAAGTTAATTACTACGAAGATAGAAATAAAACGCTTACTTGAAACCTTAGTTGAACTTGTGAGTAATTCCTTCAACCACGACTTCAAATTTTCTTTCATAAAAACTTCAATACGAATTGAACGATTAACCCACCAACCACACCAGCAGCCGTTGCAATACCACCTAAACGAGCGACCTGCAACCTTTGATTCTGAATATACTTGTCGTGCTTCTGCACCTTGCTAACAAGACCTTCAATTTTCATTTCGTCGTCACCGATTAACACGTTGTAAATACGGTCAATCTTCTTGTCCATTTCTTGCAATTGTTCGTGTATCAAAGCTATTTCAGTTTCTGTGTTCATTTCTTAAAGTACAATTCAATTTCAGCTTCACGACGACGAACCAAACCTTTGAGAATTACTCCGCCACCTTTGTTCCAAAGACGAAAAGAATCTGCTATTGTTGAGTCGTTAGGATTAGCGTTTACCTTTCTCAATACAGACGACTTCTTGAAGCCACCCACTCCGATGTTGTAAGCCAAAGAAACACACGCGCTAAATTGGTTTTCGTTAAGCGTTTGCGTTATCAACGCACGAACAGAAACCGCGAACTTATCAATGACGTTTTTCGCTAATTGTTCCGCTCTTGCCTGTGTGATTACGTCGCCTTCTTTTACTTTCGTGCCGTCTTCGTAGAAGGTGTTTCCGTAGCCAATTGTCCACACGTTTGCAGGACACAAATAAGCCTTCAAACGACAACCTTCGAACTTCTTCAATAGCGCGTAGCCGTCAGCGTTAACTTTCATTTTTCAGTTTCTTTATTTGTTTCTCTTTCTTTGCAAGATACTTACGAAATTTTTCTTCGTAAATCTTGTGCATCGTTAAATTCTTCTTGCGTCCCCTTGTTGCCATTCGTTTTTATTTTAGTTTATCTCAACCAACCTAAACCGCGTCGTCTGTATTCGTATGGAAGTCTATCACGTCCGTCGCTAATTTCAAAAGCGTTCGAAGGATACACATTTGTTTGTGACCAAATTTGTTGCGTTACGTTTGTTGTGTACTCTGGAAAGTCTGATTGATTGAAGCACAAATAGTCAACCATTCTTTGAGTGTAAAACATAGCCTGAGAACGCGCTTGGTCGCGGTAGTTTTGTAAGTCGGTTTGGCTTATTGGTGTTGTGTCTTCGCTTGTGCGAATTACAAGACTTCCGTTGTCGGTTTTAACGTACAAATGAGGCAAGACTTCGTACATAGTCCACCACATTATCATTCGACGCAAGTAATTATCTAAAAGCGTCTCGTATGCGCCCGTGATGTCGTCGTTTACAACGTCTTCTTTTATCTTATTGTAAAGGTCAGTTCCTAAATACAACTGTGCGTACTTGTCTTGCGACAAATAGATTGCAGGGTACATAAGCAACGGATCAACTGAGCCATTAATCCAAGTGTATTTTTTGATATAGTTTTCGTCAATGAGTAGAACTTCGGGTTGTAGTGCCATTGTAGTTTTTATTTATATTTTAATGATGCTCTGTTGGGCATATCGTTAGGACGAACCGCTTCTTCGCCTTTTGGGAATAGTTCGTTTGCTACTTTTCCTGTTACAACGGTATCGTTTTTCAATCCGTCGTTAGGTAAGAATTTACCGTCTTTTCTTTTGCGGAAAAACACCTTTCTGAACCACGCGTGACGGCAATAGACACCACCTTTGTACGTCCAAATAGAATAAGTGTTGCTTCCAGAAGGTGCAAATTGTCCGTTAACATCGGGGTTCTTACCCATTTCAATAATGTCTTCGTACTTAAACAACGCTCCGAGTTTAGAAAGTGCTACCATTTCTTGACAAAAATCGCGTGTTACCATTTCGCCTTCCTTCCAAGTGTAGTTTCTTGAATAATAATAGCGAACTTTATACAATCCCGTGTCCTTTTCTTCGCTCTTTTCGTTTGGTTTTGCGTAACCTCGAACGCTCATAAATTCAGAACGGAACTTTTCTTCGTCTTCTGGTGCTGTTACTTCTTCGTCCGATAGCAATTGCCATTCTTCTTCGTTGATGTACTCAGCCTTTTCGCGTAAGTGATTTAACCACGCTTCACCTTCTTCTTTGCTTATCTTAACACCCGCATCCTTCTTCTCCGCAACTACTTTTTTTTTTTGAGCGGACAATTTAGCCACCGCGTCACCGCTTGTTTGAAACATTGACTTCGCAACATCAACATCTAAGCCTAAGAATTGAACCAAGAATACAATTGCTTGTTCTTGCGTTAGTGTTCCAAGTCCAACCGCTGCGACAATCTCCAAAGCAGATGCGATTTGCGCACCGTTGTAGGTTACGTCACTAACTTTTTCAGTTATTCCTGTTGGTGTTTCTGTCACGTCTGTTGAAGGTACGTCTATTACTGTGGTAGGTGCGTTAGAATCGATTGCAATTCCATCTTCGAAGATAGAGTTCATCTCAATGTTTACGTCGCCTAAAATCGGTGTAAAGACTTCTTCAATTATTCTTTGATATGGACGAATAACTTGGCTGTTGAAGATTTCCAAACCTACCAACATTTCGTCTTTATTGCTTCCGAAACCTGTTGTATCTCTAATTCCGTGAATCAATGGTGACACAACGCGGTGTCCGACCATAATTTGCTTCGCTGTTTCTTCTGATAAAAACTGATATTGTTTGTCAGCATCACTAAGAGGAAACGCTTCGATTTGTGGAGCGCGTGTAGGATCTTCGTTGAATGTCATTAAGAACTTACCTGCGTTACTTGCACCGCTCAAACGAGTTTCCCATTCGCGACGAATAGCCTCACGTTCTTCTTTTTGCGGAATACCATTCAAGAAGTTAATAATGAATGAAGGGAAAAGACCATTCAATATATTGTTAACGTGATAAAGTCCCATTTGATAGGACAATTCAACGTAGTTTAACGCTCCGAAGTAGTCGGGCTTTGGATAGTAAACACTTCCCGCAGACATTCCGTGAGCGTAAATAACTTGTCTTGGTTGTTCTTGTGCAATAGACGGATTGAACGCAGGAATGAACTCTGGTTTACCACGTTTTGAACGCGTGTTTGCCCAATCTTTCGAGTAGAAAATTCCTGTAATATCGTCTTCTTCTTTGTCGTATGCAAGTCTGCAATTCTCAAAAGGCAAGTGGTTGATTTGTACAACGCGAGTAAAGTCCATTGACCAAATTACTTCAGCAACAAATGCGCCTTGTAACTTTAAGTCGAACGCAATACCTTGCAATGCGTTGTCAAGAATAGTTCCTGTTCCTTGTCCCTCAATCATGTAAGAAATTGAGTTCACCAAAGCGTTGTGTATTGGTGAATTGTGAAAGAGATTCAGAAGGTGCTGTGGGTATAAATTGTTATTTCCATAATCAATCCAACCGCTTCTGTTTTCTTTTTCAACCGCTTCAACAGGTTGATAAGCCGATAAGTTTATTGCTTGAATGTTGCTCATATTATGCACCTGTATAAATTACGTCTACGGGAATCGTAGGTGTTGAAACGTCAAAGTAAATTGTTCCGTCTTGTAAAATCATCAACCCCTTTTCAACCAATCCAACGACGGAAGCATTGGTTGGGTTTATATTGCTTGAGCTGTTTTGTCCGTACACTTCGTAGTAATAACGTCCTGCATCGGTCAAACCAACGGTGGTAAGTCTTATTTTTGTCACGCGTTCGTTCTCGTTTATCACGGTAACGACTTGCGCGAGTTTTTCACCTGTCATTTCGTAAGTCAAAACGAGTAGGTAGTGTGTAAAGGCTACATTGAAATACTGGCGACCTTCGTCTAACGAAAGCCACGCATATTGATTCGCTGTATTTGTATTAAGGTATACCATTCCCTTTTTCCTTTACGTTAAAATTACAACACGTAGGGACGCGTTGTCCCTATGTGTGTAAAAGTTTTTTTAGTCAGTTATAATGCTTGTTGGAGAAGCATTTAATTTGTAAGCGCGCTTTGCTGCTTCGTGAGTGAACGCTAAAGTGTAGCCATTCATATCACCAAGAACAGTTCCAGTTGCCGCTGTTGAAGTAGAAAGGTCTGCTCCATACTCGTAACCAACAGCCCACCAATTGTCATTTGTATCGTTTACAAATACAATAACGCGAGCAGTAGCAACGTTTTGCAATTCCAAACGCTTTGCATAACTTAATTTCTGCAACATTACGTTTACGGTCTGAGTATAAAATACCGTTCCGTTGTCGCGGTTAAAATTGATTGTTTCTTCGAAAGAACCTGTTTGAGTAGGTAGTTCGTAAGTGTAAATTTCATTTTGATCGAGAGCGTTAATTGCAGTTACAATTTCAGTTGCTTCTTGAAAAGAAAATGAAGTTACGTTTGCTTTGTCAACCAAAACAATTTTTTTGATACCACCCAAACCATCTTTGCAGTCTAGGGTCATTCCGATACTGAGCTCACATGCCATAGTTTTATTTTTTTATTAGCACAAAAGAGGGGTGGTTTTTATGCCACCGCCTCTATTATGCAAGGGTTAGAATGGTTGAGATTATGCAGTGTATTGGTAGAACGCGATTTCGTCACCGAATCCGTACTGAACACCTGCGAAGAATGAACAAGAGAAACGAACGTTGTTAGACAAGTCGTATTGGTACATATCCAAAACAGCAACTGTGTTCCATTGGTCTAACAAGTTAGTTCCAAACCACAAGTTTGACTTTTGGTACATAGCCATTGTGTCGTCAGACATACCAGGACACTCGATGATGTCGTATTGTCCCTGCCAAGTCATCTTAACAGTTTCTCCTTGATACAAGTAAGAACCACCGCCAAGACCTAAGATAGCAGTTCTGAACGCTTCAGCAACGTTAGAAGAAACCGCGATTACAGGCTTCTCAGTAGCACGACGAACGCGTACAGGAAGTTTTAAAACAAGGCGGTTCATTTCTTCGATTACGTTAGCAGAAGTGATAGCCTCTGGATCTTCAACGTCAAGAACAGCAGAGTCAGCTAAGAACAAAGTTTCGAAACCTGCGTACTCACCTGCGTTAGCGTTAACACCTTGCCAAATCAAAACTTCGTTACGTGCTGCAACACCCGCCATAACGTTAGCAATTAATGCGTCAGTCAATGATGCGTGAAGTTCTCCGTTTTGCTCTGAGGACGATTCCCAATCCGATAAAAACGTATTTTTACACAATTCGCGCTGTACTTGGAATTTCTCCAAAGTTAAGATGCGCTCTGTTAAGTTAACAGTTCCTGTTGGAGTGAAGTCACAAGTAGCATTTGCGAAAGTTACGTTGTCAACAAGACGACGAACAACTTGTTTGTACTCGATGTTTTCTTTTACTGTAAGCGCAGAAAGTGATTCGTTGCTTAAAAACGCAGCACGGATATAACCTGCCGCCTCGCGACCAGCGTATGTTGTGGTCAAATTTGTAGTAGTAGCCATTTTTTATTGTTTGTTTTTTTTTATTTTTTAAGATGAAATAAGAAACGCTCCTCAGCCGACATTTTAGCGTATGGCTTTGAAGGTGTTTGTTTTGCCTGTTTTACTTCTTTGATTGAAGACGCAGCAGGCTGTGCGCTTAATTTTGTTACTTCGCTTGAAAGTGTTTCGTTTGCTTTCTTAATGTCAGCAAGTTCGCTTTCCAACTTAGCAACCAACGACAAAAGTCCTTCAACCTCTGCGCTTAGTGATTCTTCAGCAACAACCTCAGAAGTTTGTTCTTCTTCGATTACTACTTCAACCTCTGGTTCTTTTTCTTCTTCCATTGGTTTTAATTCGGTTACAACACCGTCTGCAACTACAACGATGATGCTTTCAGCTGTCTTGTATTCTCCGTCAGCCAAAACAACCTCGTTGCCTTCTGCGTCTTTGCCGAATACACGAACACCTGCAGCCCAAACGTCGCTGTCTGAGTAAATGCTTGTACCGTCCTCTAAAATCGCCTCAACCATTTGTTTAACCTCAACAACCTCTTCGGCTGATAGGCTAACGTTGTGTTTGGCGAAAAGAGCGTTTACTTTTTCTCGTAGATTCATAAAAATGTTAATTGTTTGTTTGAATGATATATATAAAAAGAGGTATATTTGTTTCGTAATTCGCTTTTTCATAGGTTGAATTTGATTTTTAGGTTTGACGGAGGGAGTGATTACCCTCCGTTTTTTTTTATCCTAAATTGTCGAGAATAGTATTTAATACTTTCAATTCATCTTCACTCAATCCGTACGTCTTAAAACCCATTTTACCGCCCTCATTCGTTATCTTCGTGAGCGCATTGAGAAACAGGTTAGCGTCGTCGTTGAACAATTCCAACTTAAAGAAACCACCTGCTTCGATATTCATTTATTCTTCTTTTAAAAGTTCGTTTATTTCATCAAGAAGTGCTGCAAATTCTTCGTGCTTACTCAAATACATTTCTTTCTCTGCAATAAAATTTCCTTCAATTGAGAAACCAAGAACCTCTTTGTTTTGTATTTGCTTCTTTACTTCTTCGTTGTCCACTTTCATACAACCGAACCAAGTACCTTCTGGAAGGTCGAAGCCGAAGTTCTTCGACTTGTCGTTTTCGCCTTCGATTATCCACGTTTCAACCAAAGAAACTCCGTCAACCACTTTCGCGTGTTCAACTGTTGCGTTGTTTTGGTTTGCTTGTTTCAAATAATTGTAAGCAATTGCACGAATGGTATCTTTGGAATACTTAACGTAATACTCTTCGTCCGTTTCGTCGTTGCGTCTGTAAATAAGTTGATCGGGAATTAATAGCGCACCATACAAAAGACCTCTAAAATCTTCTTTGAACTTCACGTTGTGTTGTTCGCTTAGTGCGACAAAGTCAACACCGATTGCAGGTTGTTCTACAACGCTAATCGCGTACACTCCGAGCAATCCTGCGTCGTCGATTCCGTATTCAATAACTTTAATTTTTTTCATTGTTTATCCTCCTAATCTTGATTGGTTTTGAATTAATTGTTGTGCCTCTAAATTGCTGCTGACTTGCGTTCCAACTACGTACGCTTGAAGCGGTGGTTGTTGTTGGTTGGGTTGGTTGCCGACAAAGGCGAAGTTCGCAGGTGAAGGAGCTGACGTACCACCACCGCCTGTTGCACCACCGCTAGTACCACCACTTGCGCCACCACCTGCAAAACGACCTATTGCCGTTCCTGCTATTGCAGCAATGGAAGCAGCAGCACGAAGTTTCGCACCAATAATTGCAGGAATCTTGATTGAAGCACCGCCGTCTGGCGACAAAGACCAAACTGGGTTAGCGTTATACGCGCTAATTTCTCGTTGAGTGTTAACGACTACTTGCGCAATGGCTAACGCTTTGTCAAGTGCAAACGCGATGTCAGCCGCTTTCTTGTTTCTTGCGAATATTGTTCCTAACAAATCAACCGAAGCAGAAGCAAGATTGAATTTCGCATCCATTAACGCTTGTTCTGCGGCTAATTTGTCAGCGGCTAATTGTTTTTCTCTTTCTAATGCGTCCGCTTTTGCTTTTTCATCCGCAGCCTTTTGCTTCTCGTTAGCGTCAAGTTGTTGTTGAAGTGCTAAGTCGTCGTACTTTTTATTAATGTCGATTTCTAAAAGACGATAAGTTTCATTTATTAAAATTTTATCTTCTTCAGAGCCTTCAAATGTTGCAAGTTCTTTTATTTTCTTTTGCTCTAAATCATACAATTCGTTAGCCTGTGCGCTTTGATTTGCGTGAATATAATCTTGTTGTGCTTTTAATTGCGCGTCAAGTCTTTCTTGTTCCCATTTGGCTAAAATATCAGTTATCTCTTGTTGCGATTTATTATAATCGTCTATCTCTTTTTGCTTTCTTTCTTCTTCTGTTTGGGCTGCGGTACTTGCCGCTTTTGTTCTTTCACGAATTGCTTTTACTTCCGTCTTAACATTAGCCAAAACTGCCGATGTTGCTTCTTGCTCAAGATAGGCTATTCTTTGATTGGATTCCTCTAAATCTAAAGCAGCTTTTCCTATTCCTTCCGTTCCATTATACCATTCACTTATATTTTGGTTTGTTTCTTTAAATAAAGTTTGTGAATTAAATCTCGCTGTTTCTACTGCTTTGTCAAATTGTTCTTGTGTTAACTTTCCTTTTTTAGCAGCAAGTTCTTGTTCTAACGCTATCTTCTTTGCGTACTCTGCTTCAAGCAAAGATTTTGCAGCGTTTGCTTTTGCTTCTGCTTTGATATTTGTAATTAACTTTTCTTTAGCCGCGTTTAACGCTTCAGTGTCGTTAATGTCTCCGTTAAGATTTGAGAAGTACGCTGGGTACATTGTCTCTAAATCTTTCAATGCTTGTCTTCTTTCTTTCTCTGTTAAATTGTTGTCTTTAACACGATTTGTTAAAATTTCAACTTGCGCTATTTTTTCAGAACCTTTAAGAAGTTCTTGTTCTGTTGCTTTATTTAAATCATCGGTTACTTTTGCAAGATTCTGTTGTTCTTTTGAAGTTTGCGTTGCCCACTTTGCAATGTCTTCATAATTATAAGCAATAGCTGCTAATGTACCTGCAATTAAAAAGAATGGATTAGAAACCACCGACATAGCGAGATTACCTAAACCCTTAACCAACCCACCAACCTCGTCTTTTACTGTCTTAAAATCAATACGACCAACCGCACCACCCATTGCAGTAAGTGCTTGTCCTGCTCCCTTTAAGTCCAAGTCCATTAATCGACTACCAAACAAGTTAACGTTGTTCGAAAGACCTTCGAATGCGTTACCCGCGTTGGCGCTAATCTCAGCGGATAAGTCGGAAATGTTGTCCTTCAATTCAGCGGCACGAGCGGACGCTTTCTTAAATTCCTCACTCGAAGAATCCATTTGCAACAACTGCTGATTCAACGCGCGTAACTCCGCCTTCGCTGAACTAAACCCTTGCGCTGTATTGTCTGCCGCTGTTGCCGTCTGATTGAGGACGGTGACCGCGTTTGTGTTTACATTAAAGTCAATTGTATTCGCCATTATGAGAGTAGTTTATAAAGTATAAATATCCAAAATGCGAGGTTTACCGAAATGCGAGTAATTTTCCACGCGTAGTGTTTCCACATTTGTAGCTTACGTTTGCCGTTAGCAATACGTCCGAAATTACTTTCGCTCTTAACGTTGAGTTTAATGAACTCCAAACAAGCGACCATTGCGCCCGCTTTATTTTGTAGATGTTCCTTTGAAGTCGCTTCCATTTGATATAATTGTTATTGTGTCACCCATTGCGCTCAACGTAACGCTTCCGCTTCCCTCAACCGTTTCTCCTGTGTATGCTTGTATTGTTACTCCGTTAGCCGCTACGCTCTTTTGTATTATCAATTCACGTCCTGCCGTTGTAGTTGCTGAAGGCAAATAGATAGTGATGCTTCCGCCTGTCGTATCTGCGAAAATCATTCGGTCGAAATTCGTTACAACGTAGTCGGTCGTTATCGTTCTAACTGGCTGACTAATCGAACCACCGAAACTCACAGGCGCACCGAATCGCGTTGGTGCGAGTGATGGTACTTGTTGAGTTATGAATGAACGTGTGCCGTTGTTTGGTTGTGAATAGCAGTTGTTCTTCGCGCTGTTCCAATTATATCCAAAACGCAAACAACAGTCTTGCGTTATCGTCGCAGGATCACCATTCGAATTTTCCCAATTCAAAGATTGGTCAAGGTTGGCGGACACAGGTGTAAGGTCGCAGTCATTGTCGATATCCAGAACGCGAATGAGTTTCACCTTCGTCATATCTTGTTCACCAACAACGTAGCCTTGAATTTCCAACACGCGCCACCAAGAATCTATAATCCAAATCTTGTCGCTGAATTGAAACGTGAAGATGTCGTTTAGAGTAAGTGCAAACATACCCTCTAAAATTCGCGCTTGTCCGTCAAATAGTTCTCGGTAGTAATTTCTCCACCAACGATTGTAAAGATTGTTGTATGGATTAGCAACGATTGTGTGAATAGGTACTTCGGGAGCAAAGTTTAAATCTGAATCCGTCACCGTCGCGTTCATCGTCGAGTAATTGTTCAAACACTTAACCGCTGTTTGCACCACGTCACCGCTTACCTCGTCGTACATATTCACGAAGAAGTCTGCGAAATAATATAGGATACGTGGTTTCGGTTGTACGAATTGACCTTCTGCGTTGGTGAAAACAGGCACAACAAGGTCTGTGCTTTGAACAGGTGCTGAAGGTGTAGACGCAAACGCTAACTCAACTTTTTCTTCGCCTGTTGCGAACTCATTGATTACTTCGAAGTCTGATTCTGTTACTTCGTAGCGTCCATAAGTGCGTCCGTTGTCTTTGTAGACTGAGTTGTAAAAGTCTCCGTCTTCAGCGTATGTGAAAGAGAATTTCGCTTTCTGAAGGTCGGTCGTTGGAGAATACATAATGTCTTTCGACAAGTCGAGTTTCTGCGACCAATCGAGAGTGTTTCCACTTGCTATGTACTCGACCATTGGCTCAATCTTAAGCGTGTTCGGAAGCGTCTTGTCAGCTACGAAAACAAGGTTGAACATCTTTTGAATTGATGTGATGAAATCTATTTGTTTCATATCTGGAGCGTTGAACTCCATTAACACCGTGTCGTTTGTTAGTGCTGTTCCAACGCTTACAAGTTCAACACCTGTTCCTGTGTAATCGTTTGCTCCGTTACCTATAAAAGTAATTGTAGCGTCCGCAGGTCCTGTTGTTCCGTCGTCATTTAATGTAAGAGCCAAACGAATTTCTAAAGTATCTCCTTCGCTTAAATCAACCGTATTAATAACGCTATTTGAAAAGTTAGTGTCTGCTGAAAATGAAGACGTAGGTGTTGAAACAAAAGTTCCGTTCACATAAAATTCAGGTCTAATAAATAAACTTGTTAAAAACGTCGAAGATGTAATTGTACCACTTGCCCAAACTTTGAAAGAAAATTGACCACTAAAAGGCGCGGTAAAAATACCACTTGCCCAATCGTTATTCGGATCGTTGTATTCAGTCAGAGCAGCCGACAAATTGTATTGAACATCTCCAGGACCGAATGTTTGACCTGTGACATTAGAAGCCAAAGCCAATGTACTTGCGTTATCATTTAATCCAAACGAACTATTTAAATACTGACCATTCACGAAAGGAACGTAAACATCTTCAAGTATCTCGCTTAAGTAATCACTCGAATATTGCAACCCTGCGTCGCTCATTATCTCATCGAACAAGTATTGCGCCTTGACAGCTGGTGTTAAGTGACCAACGTAAAGCGGTTTATAGGTAGGTTGTCCTCCAATAGTAGTTGAATAAACAGGTTGACCTTCAGTATTACTTGCTGTTAAATTCCACTTATCGCATAGCGTTAGAATCGTGTGTTCGTTAGGTGGTGTTTCAACATTCGCGTGAAGTAAATCGTAGTCAAGGTTACCCGCGACAATCGATTCAATATCTTTGAGTTTCTTTTCATTTAATAGTCTTGCAAGGTTTGGTACTTCACCAAAAAATACAACCTCAAATTCGAACAACTTACCACTCTGCCAGTATAATTTTTTAACTTGAATGTGACCACTTGCAATTGGAATAGTGTTCACCGTCAACACCGCGTCGACCTTCTTTCTAAAGTCAAACCACCCGTCGAAGTTTACGTTGAAGATAGCACCGAAGAAATCAGTATTTGTCTTACTTGCAGGAACGCGAAACTCCTGTGAGTAGTTACCTACGGAAGCGAAGTCGGTTATATCTGTGAACTTGTAGTTCAAGTGCATCTTCTCGTTTTCGTAAAGGTCGAGAATCGCGCTGTTTCCGTCGTTGTCAGTAAGCGTAAGTATTACTTGATTCATCATAAGCCAACAGGTTGAGAGTATTTCAAATTCAAAGTAACATTGTAAAGTTTAGAGTAGCGTTCGTCCTTGATAACAAAGTTTTGAGTATCAACAAGAACAGGTGTCATTGTTCCGTCGTCGTTAATTATAAACACGTCGTTTGAACGACAAAGCGTTTGTAACAATTCGAACTCACCAACGGACACCCAATCACTATTTATTTGCAACCCTTTCGTCGTTGTTACATAGCGGTCGGTTGCTCCTCTGTCGAAGTTGTTGAAACCAAAGGTTGAAGCGTTGTAACTTCCTACCACTTTTTGGTATTGCTTACGATCGTACGAATACGACAATTCGCTCTTCTTCGTGAAGTTGAAGTAATCCACCCCACCGCAAGTATTCGTCCAACCCAGACGCACATTGTCAAAGCGACAATCGTCAGCGACAAGGTAAAAACAATACACGCGTGAAGAAGGTGTGTAAATAGGGAAGGTTGTTTCTTTTCCAAATTGTATTGTGTAGTATTTAGCACCTGTTAAATCTAACCCACCCCACAAATTGACGTTAGCGTAAAAAGCACCAACCACATTCACGATTGAAGGATTGTCAGCCAAAGGTAAAAACTGCGTGTCTATCAAATCGTCGTTGTTGTCGTACGAAGAAAAAACCACTATGTCGAAATCGTTATCTGCAAGTAATGTTGTTTCAGAAGGTGCGTATAAAACACCATAGTCAGCCACGCGCGTTGGAACGTATACCCAATCGTTTGAAAGACCGCGTGAAGGTGCTTCAATCCATTTGTGCGTGTCAACATTTCTTTCGCTCATTGCGTACTTCGTGATGCCGTCGAGCGCATAGCGTGTGTTCGGATTAGGTTTGTATCCGTCGCTTACTTGGTATTCCGCAAGGAACGCGTACACGTCGTCAATGTCAGCCATTCCGCTACCACTTACCGTGAACACTCCGTCGACCAACCAACCTTCTTTGATTGTGCAAGAAATAAACGCGACGCTTGTACTTTCCGCATCTGTCGTGTTGAAATGTTGGTTTGCATCGTGTTGTAATTTCTCTCTGAATATAGGCGCAAGGTCTAAGATTCCTTTGTTACTTGCGTTTGGTTGAACGTTTACTTGAAACGAACCGAAGTCAAACACGAAACGAAAGCCTGTATTCGCCACATTCGTTGATGAAGCGACAAGCATAAGTCGCTGACCTATTGGTGTGTATTGATATGGTTGATCGTTGATTGTAATTGCCATTATTGTATTTTTATATGTCGTTTAATCCGTCTAAACTTGCTCCGAAATCTTTTCCGTAAGCATCAATTATTTTTGCTTCGTATTCGTCCCAAATGTTCTCCATTGCATAGTCGAAAGCGTGCCATCCTTTCATACCTTGTTTGCCTATCTTTCGAGCAATCAAGAAAGCAACTTGTCTTTTGAGCGCTTCCGTTGGCTTCTTGAATTTACCGCTTTCCTTGTCGCGTAACTTGATAGGCTTAATTCTCATCCATTCAAGAATCGCGTCAACAGGCGGTTGCTTTCCTGGTTTCCTTCCGTTCTCACGCGCAAGAAAATACTGCGATGCCTTACCTTTCGCATAGACCGAAACGTTGATATTTTGCCCTTTGATTTGTAACCTGTACTTCAAAGATTTTTCGAGCGTACCACTTGCAACCGCGTTCGTGAAGTTGCGTCCTACTTTTCGCTTCATACGATAGTCAGACTGCATCAATTCGACAAAGCGTTTAGCCATATCGTTGACCACAGCGAAGAAGTTTGGTGCGCTCGATTCGTTAGGCATCTTTCTCTGATTCCTCTTTTATCTTGTTAAAAAATTGGATTAGTGGTAAGCCAAATTTAACTGGCATCTCTTGGATGAAAGCGTCAAGTTGCTTCAAGTGTTCCTCTGTTAAGTTCATATTAGAAAGATAAAATTGTTACTCCTATTGATTTAGCCACGCACTCCGTTACCCACTCGTTATCCGTTCCCCACGCTGCGAACTCTTCTTCAGTCAAAGTGTAGTTACCATTTGAAAGCACTGTGCCTTCTTCCGTCTTTAATTCGTAATAGGTCGTGCAAGTTGTTGCGCTCGTTTCGAAGTTCAGAAT